TACATTGGCGGCTGCTATTGAACAAAGCTATGATGAAAATGGTATCATCTGGCCAGTAGCAATTGCTCCATTCGAGGTTGTTATCGTTCCAATTAATGCGAAAGATGAGGCTTTGATGGAAGTGTGCGAACGTTTGTATAAAGAGATGAAACAAGCTGGTGTTGATGTACTATTGGATGATCGTAAAGATCGTGCAGGTGTTAAGTTTAAAGATGCAGATTTGATTGGCTATCCTGTACGCATCACGGTAAGTAAAAATACTATCGAATCTGGCGAAGTAGAATTACGTGTTCGTAAAGATGGTTCTACAAGCACTGTTAAAATTGATGAAGTAAGTACCTCTGTACAAGGATTACTTCGTCTGTTGAAAGATGGATATAACATTTAATTACAGAAATTGAACTGCATAGAATTAGAGAGAACGACTCATTGAGGATACCTTGATGAGTCGTTTTAATTACAAAAAACCGCTTATTCATCGTATTCGTGAACACTTACGAACACTTATGAATAAGCGGTTAATTCATTTGGTATTGTGGTGGAGACGAGGGGATTACACCCGATTAAGCCTTATATATCAATGGTTTATAGATTAACCATATTATAAATGGGCAAGAAATGGGCAAGGGCATTTTTTGCATTTTTTTTACTAGATTGTATTCCAGTGGACAGTCCATTGGATGTACACACCATAAAGGAATAGAATTGTACTATTTAACTAATTTCTTAGCCACCAATTCCATAGCATTCACAGCCTCTTTATTCATAGCATTGGTCACGTGGGTATATACACTTAGGGTAGTAGTAGGATCATTATGGCCAACACGTGCCATGGCTGCTTTGAGGGGCACATTGGCAGACGCTAATAAGCTAATATGCGTATGTCGGAATATATGCGTACTTAAATGCTTATGATAGTTTAACTTCTTCAAAACCTTATTGACAAAATGATGGTCAAAGGGGTAACCACCTTCCGTAGTAAAAATGTAATCATTATGTTTCTCCTGGTGCTTCCATAATTGTCGAACCTTATTGGCCAACATGAAAGATTCTAAAATCGATTCTGAACGAGAATCTAAATCCACATAACGAATGGAATAGACATTCTTAGGAGTCGTACGAGAATATTCCGAGGTAGTACCATGGTCAACACAAAGAGTGCCATTCACATGGATGCGGTGATTGTCTTTATCGTAATCACAATCTCTTAGGGCGACCATTTCACCGAACCGCAAGCCAGTGAGCGATTGGAACTCACATAATTTAGCGACGACAGGATTAGATATTTCCAAAAGGGAAATAACTTCTTTCAATTCTTCTGGTTCCAGGAACTTATCCTTAGCACGATCAATGTCATCGATAGAAATCGGTTTCCGTTTTAACTCTACACGTTCAATAATGCTAATGTCCTTGATGGTACCTAATCGGAAGTTATACCGTAGAGCAGAGCGAAATAGATTCAGTAATTGTTTCGTTGTGCTATACGCATGTGTTTCATAATAGACATTCAAGGCATGTTGCACCATAGAGGGCGTGATATTTTGGTACAGTGTATCACCTGGAATCGTTGCCAATAATCCAGCACGGGCGTGATGTAAGTTTCTACGAGTAGACACCTTTACGAAATTGCTATGATATTCGATATAGCTATCTAATAATTCCATGAAAGTAACGGAATTAGAATAGCCAGACATAATTTCATCAATACGCTCTTGCAAATGGATGAGTGCTTGTTTCTGCGTTAGACGTGATTTATTTCCATAGACGACAGAGACTTTTTTCTTTTTACCAGATAAAGGGCACGTATACCGTTCAATATAGGCGTAGGCAATGTCGCCATTTTTCCCCTTACGTTCTTCAATCCACATAGTATCTACCTCCTTATTTTGGGTGATTATGGTTGCAGTGGTTCAGCGTACAAACGAATCATCTAGAATTTAATTGGTTTATAGATTGCGATGGGGATTACCTTACAAGCAGAAATGCGGGTGTAAGTATTGTTGATATTATATAAATAATCTGTAAAATCTTCGAACTTAGGCGGAGCATTCGTATCAATTTCTTGTGGACTCCATGTATCAAAGATACCTACTATATGCCAATCACCTGGAAGATTACCTGCGTATCCTCGTACTATTTGCGTGATAGGGGAAAATAAAAACGATTCATCCATAGTACCAGATGCGACTAAGTTGTTGTTGGATAGTATATTAAAGGTAATATCCTCGCCAATGCATAAGTTAAAATCTAGCATACATTTAATATTACGCTCTTCTTCGTTACCCCATTTGCCATTAATCGCTTTTTTATGTTTTAGGTTTGCACGAAGTATCCTATCAGTTATTACCGCACTGCGAATTTGGATGGCTCCTTCAAAAAAGCAGAGGGTGTGGTCGTAATCATTAGAGGAATCAAACTCTTGTATATAGGATAATAAATCATTTAGTATCTCTACATACTGGCTGTGATAGGGGTTGTAGTTTAATATCTCTTCATTAACATTTGAAGAGGATGCGGAACGGGATGTGGAAGCCTGCGCTACGGCAGGAATACTTGCATTTCCACTATAAGAATTATTAGAACCCTGCATAGTGCTACTTTTAGTACTAACACTTTGCAGGGTTCCATTGTTTATCTGAGATATGAATGAATTTAATTTATTTGTATCTAAATACAAAAAATCAATTAAAGCTAAATCTTTGTTGACTTCCTCGACCGACCGATTAATGTTGGAGTTGTTGTTTTTTTCTTCCCCCACGCTTGTACCTCCTTTGAAATAGTAGTAGAACGCAACTTTATTTCAGCTTGCTGTGTATTTACTTCTTGTATAGTGCGTTCAAACTGTGAAAATATTTTTTGAAACATAAAGAGCGCTCCTTTCTTAACTAATATACTATTATTGTAACATGAAAGGGCAAGTGCTAGCATTATAAAATTATCAAAGATCAATTTGTGGTTGTAGTAAAATGCCCACAATGTGAGTACTCTCTCCACATTACGATAGTAGTGTGGGGATTTTTTTATTGCTCTTGAGGCGGTTCGCCGTATAAACGAATCATACCTGACTTTGTTACAAGCCAAATACGTTTGGATTGGCGTGCCTCTACTCCGATATGAAAGCGTGCAGGCTTACCGTTTCGACTAATACAGGCTTGGCGAAGTGAATCCGTAGTTTTTCCCCAAGCTTCGGCAGCTTCTTCTAGTGTTAATACTTCATCTAAAGCGTTCATTATTTTTTCATCCTTCCCATAACAAATCCCCAAACGGCATAAAAAATGGCAACTTCAATCATATGCTTGTTCCAGTCAAAAATAAAAGTCATAGTAATTGCCAGTACGATCATTGGTAAATATTGTTTCATTGTATCTCTCCTTTATGGTATAATAGATACAGGTTAGGAGGCTTTCGCCTCCGCCTGTATTTAAGTCCCTATTTTTTAGATTTCTTGGTGGATTTCTTTTTAGGGGCTTTTTTCTTTTTGCTATCGTAGTGGAAGTAAGTGATTACTAGCAGTCCGATGAGCCACTCTATATCATTCTTATCAAAGTTCATTATTTCACCTCCTCTCTATATTTATATTATACCGTATATACGGTATAAAGTCAATGAAAAAGAAGCGAAAAATAGGTTGATACAACCAAATTTTCTTGACGATTGAGAGGAAGGTAATGTATTATTTGAGTATAGACATTGTCAAAAAAATGGGATTAGGAGTGGTGAAAGTGAGCAAGTTATATCAGCTAGAATATATTCTTAAAATGCTTATAATCTGTTTTATAACAACTACATTACTTTTACCGTGCGTATATGTGGCAGGGCTTAATATATACATTTACGGAGTTTATATCAACCCCTTTATAGCATTTGCAATAGCTATGTACATTCAGCATAAATTCATAGAAATTAGATGCATTCAAAGAGACTATTATTAGTCTCTTTTTTCTAAGGATATATTAAACTAATGAAAGCAAAGCATGTTCCCATTGAAGGGTAAATCCCATTTTATTTAGTAATAGGTTAAACTGTGGTTGTGGAATGACGGTAGATAAATCTGAAATAAGGGTGATAGTATTTTCTATCATACGTTTATAATCAGAATAAGGAAGAAATAGACGTAAGGTTACAATAAGTCCCCATAAAGATGCTTCACTACCTTTTGGTACTGTTATATGGAAAAATAAAAGTTTACGATTATGTTTACCTTTTTTTACGCGATAATTATATAATCTATCACCATGAGCACAAATATTTCTATAGGAAACTAAAGTATCTAACATATCATTAAAATTGCCGATTAAAGTAGAAATAGGCGAAGAAACTTGGAATCCAAACTCTGATTTATAATCAGTAAGGATATTTCCTAAGACTTTTTCTTGTAATAAAGGAAGCATGGATTTATAAAAATAGGTTAATTCACCAAAAGTTAATTTAGTGACTAAAACCCATAAAGGTAATGATTGATGTTTTGTTAAATAGTGATAGAAACCTGAATCTTGGGACTTAGAGTTTTTCTGAGTTACTGTTGATAAGACAGAAATAAGTCTTGTGGTGGTGTGGAGATCTGATTTAGAAAAATTATTAATATTTAAGTGGCTAAACTCAGATTGATTTTCGTCAGAAAAATGGTATGCAAGTTTAGTAGCAAGATTTTTTTCAGCTTGCAATAGATAGCGAAGTAAGAGATGACGTAGTTCTCTATCAAAACAATATACGTCGTAAATTTGAAAGAATGTAGTACCAGAAATATAGTAATCATCACCAGAAGATTTCGTAACAGCTTCATCAAGAAAGATGTCTTTATATCCATTAATGACTGAATAGTAGTTTTCTCTTGATAATATATTTTTAACTTTACTACCTTCAGCACCCTTTTTAATTAAGATATTTCTTTTACGCATCAAACGAAGTAAAGAGTTTAGCGATTTAAATGGTTTTGCCATGTGAATACCTCCAAAAAAAAACTCGCCAACCCTTAGGTTGACGAGTGGTGTACTTCGCTCGTAAGGTCAGTACGTTTTCTCTAGTAATAGTATACTATATGAAAAGGATACTCGTCAACAAGAGTTACATATATAATTAAAATTAAATAGCATTCAAAGTTTTTACTTCCCTTATTCTAGTAGCCTAGAGTAAGGGATATTTTTATATACAGTTCTATAGAATCTAAGAAGACTTAGACAATTTAAGAAAATTAATATAGTCAAAGAGTTTATCATATTGTTCATCAGTAAATGAAGCGGTTTCAGCAAGAAGAGTTTGTTGTTTAGCGGTGTAGGTATTATGTTCATATTCTGCTCGTTTAGGTTCAGCAAAAGATGTAATAGGTAGAGAGGAAACAGAATAGTTATCATGAGGTCGAACCGGTTCCATAGGAACATCATAGCCCATAAGCCATGCTTCATTTACATTTAATGCTTTTGCAAGTAAATAAATATTGTCTTGTTTTGCTTTCCATCTTCCAGATAGATATGAACTTATTGCACCTCTGGATATACCAGATAAATTTGCGAGCTCTATAGCTTTTAGATTTTTAATTTTTAAACTTTCTTGCAGTCGTTCGCTAAAAGTAGCTACAAGGTTAGTCATAGGTAACACCTCATAAGAATATAAATTACAAAACTATATTTATAATTATAAACATGATGTTTAGATAACGCAACTAAAATTTGATATTTAGAAACAAAATGTTTAGAAAACTAAAAAACAATCTTGACATATAAAAAAATTGTATGTACAATGTGTTTAGAAAACAAAACAATAAATTAGTTGTAAAGATTGAGGAGGATAATATGGGAAAATACAATTACTCAAAATTATTAGGCAGATTAACTGAGCTAGGGATTGATAGAGAAAAATTTGCTGATATTATTGGTATTAAACGTACGTCGCTTTATAAAAGATTAAATTCGGAATTACAGTTTAAACAAGATGAAATTAATAAAGCGATACAGGCATTGAATATTTCACAGATTGATGTATGGGAATATTTTTTTAACAAAAATGTTTAGATAACAAAACAATAAAAATCCACCTAGCTAAGCAACCAGGTGAAGCGGACTTTCAGAAGGAGGAGATAACCAATGTTACAGAAAGAAGCTAAATTAATCATCACTTTTTCAGTGGATACCACTGAACTAGATGAAGCGATTAAGAAGATGAAAGAGTTGCTTGAATTGCAAGAAAAAGTAAAAAGCAATTCTATTGTGGGGATGGCAAATGAATAAAGAAAAAGAGGAATCCTACCTAATAAAAAGAAAGGATGGAACACCCAAATATCTGGTTGTATTTGTTGGATATTGGAAACTATTACAAGGAATAGAAACGATTCTATTTATATTGTCACTAGTGATAGTGCCATATGAGTCACCGGAGTATTGGAAATTGTGGATAGCACATATCTTGATTAGCTTACATATATTTTGTAAACGATATCAAATCAGTTTAAAAAAATTGAGCCTCCAGGTAAGAGACTCAATCAAAAGGTGGTGGAAATATGTATCTAAATGACAAAAATTTTAGAAAATCATTGATACAAGATATTACAGACAAAATCGACAATATCTTATTAGGAATATCATTTGGAGCAAGTATTATTTGCCTAGTTATCAGCTTAATTATTCTTGTAATGATATCAACGAAATAAAGCATAGGCAGAAAAGAACAAAGCTACTAGAGAAATAACAATAGGGACAATTCTAAGTATTCTATCTTCTATTCGCATTTTACGGCGTTCAGCATAATCAAAATCATAGTCTTCAATGGCTTTGATTCCGAGCTCCGTAATAGAAATAAAAGGAGTTCGGTGAGTTTGGGAAATCCCTTCGTCACTTCGAATAGTTTCATAGTCAAACCGTATATAAGAAGTATTAGTAATAGGTCCATACGGAAATGGTTTGCGATCAAGAGTAGAAAACAAAGTAATTCTAAATTCAATAGATTTAAAAGAGTTGAACTCTTCTAATACTTCGTGAAAATGAATTTTACGATGTCGATTGTCTAGTAAGTATTTAAGAATATTCACATCAATAGCAGTTAGTTGATTGTAAGGAATCATATAATCAGCCCCTTTCATGGTGATTATAACACAAAAGGAAAGAAGGAGGTGGAGAATTGGATAAAGAAAAAGAGCCCCTACAAGAGAGGCTCGTTACAAAAAAAGATTTGTACATGATAGCAAACCAAATTGTGGTCACAATATTGGGATATGGTTTAGCATTTTTAAATATCCCTAATAGTGATTTAGTGTTTTATGGATTATTATCACTAGCTGTTGTTTCGCACTTAGTATTAGCCTTGCTTCTATTTTGTGAATCTATAAAATCTTGATGAGCTTGTAGAGCATCGAGGTGGGCTTGTTGAGCATCTTGATGAGCAACATACCCGGCACAAGCAACAACTATTATAGAGATAATAGTCACTAAGTTTGTTATAAAGGCAGCTTTATTAGATTTATACAGTGATTGAAGTTTTTCAGAAAAATTTTCTAGCAAACTGCTTGGGAATGGGATCTCCTCTGGTGATGAATCAGTCATTATTTGAGAGGTATAGGAAGATAGTTCGCATAGCAAATCAGATGGAATATCAATAATATCATCTATAAAATCATGTATATAATCTGCATCACAACTTTGAATTTCTTGTGAAAGATATTCTATTTCTAAAGAATTTAATAATTGTTTTAGTCGAATTGTAGAGGAATATTCTAAAAAATAAGATAAAGACTTAAAGAGTTTATCCTCTAAATTAGTGGGAAACAAATCTACAGGCTGAGAAACTTTTTGAATGCTCGTGAATAATTCATTAAAAAGCGATGTTGCAGCATTAATGCGACTAATAGAATCCGGCAAAGATTCAAAACATTTTTTATTGGTCACGTAATCACCCCCTTTTAAGGTGATTATAGCACAAAAGGAAAAAGGAGGTGGGAATATGCATTGTGAGAGAAAAGAAAAACATAGGGAAGAGCAGTCACATAATGAGGAGACAGCAAGAGTATCATTTTATTGCATGCTAGAAAATCAAAAGAACTTAATAGAGGTTCTGAAAATCCTGAACAATTGTGAAAAGATGACTTGTAGTAATGAAATGAAAAGTGAATACAAGAAACTCATCAAAAAGATAGAAAATACATATCTTAGAGAAGCTAAATATGAAATGGGTGCAAGAGGGGTATCGTAATTATGAAAGTAGAAGTAATTGAGGTTAAACCGTTACAGCAACAATATGCCAGGGTAGGTAATGTTGCGACACTATTTGATTTAGGAAGAACAAAAACATCAGAGTTAATTAATGCCATGGAAAAAACTAAACCATGGAGCGAGTATATCATTACAATCAACGAAAGGGCAAAACTGGTAAGGGTTGATGCATTTGAAGCGTATCTAAAGAGCATTAGAATGCAATGAAGACAACATGTAAGATTTGCGATGAAAAGAATAAAAGAACAAGGGCATATGTACGCTGTGCTATGCATCAAGGAACAATCTGCATGGAACACTGTGAACATTGCAGATACAGATATACATCAAGGGGCAGTACACACTGCACATACAAAAGAGGTAGGAATGCATATGACAAATAATTTTAAACCACGATGGGGTAGAATCATTGGATCTGTTATCATCGTACTGGCATTGATTATGGGAGTTATACAAGTATTTAGTGAAGATACCCAAGAAGTTACAACAAAGAAAACAATTACAGTGATGTACCAGGTAGAAGAGGGTGATACATTGTGGTCAATAGTGAAAGATTTAATGGGTGAATCAGTGAATGCACAACAGGTTATCTATCAAATCAGACAAGATAATAAAATCCAAGACACACTTAATGCAGGGCAGGTAATTAAAATTCGGATGCCAAAGAAATGAGCGATTTACTCATTGAATTACATGAATTACGTAGAGGGATGAACCAAGCCCTACGGATTGCCAAAGAAAGAGGAATGGACTTGGCAAAAAAAGAAGCCACATACAAAGTGGCCAAAGGAAAATTAGTATTATGTGAGCGAGAAAAGAAGACTCCAGTATCGGTCATTAATGACATCGTGCTGGGGGATCCTATTATCAGTGAATTACGGCAAGAACGAGATATTGCCAAAGCACTATATATTAACGCCCAGGAAGCTATCAATGTGAGGAAACTAGAGTTGCGTATTGTAGAAGCACAATTGGGACGAGAATGGAACGAGGTGAAATAAAAGAATGAGACCAAGAAAAGGATTGAGGGCACGAACGCCATTAAAGCGGTATACTCCCCTAAAGAAACAAGGAAAGAAAGGGGCTAAATATGAAAGAGAATTAAACCGTGTGCGTAAACAAGTGAGAGAGCGGGATGAAGATAGATGTATACTTTGTTATCAACCATACCAAGAGATTCATCACATTGTACCACGGTCAGCAGGCGGCACCAATGATTTGGATAATCTATGTTGCTTATGTTGGGAATGTCATCACACCAGGGCGCACGGATCCAATGCAAAAGAAATCCAAAAAGTATTGCAACAATTAATTAGGCAAAAAAAATAGAGCACACGCATGTGCTCTATCGGCTTGCAGACATAAGGTCATACAAAACCACTCACATACAGTATACCATATGTCTACAAAAACATCTATAAATAGCGGTAGTAAGCCGTTAATTTATAACTTGATAGTATATATTATTAACTCAGACATAAGGAAATATTATGCGTAAGAGAAAGACCATTACAACAAGAAATATAAAATTCACATGGGATTATCTTACGGGTAGATCCTACGTAAAAGGAAAGGGACGAAGAAAAAAAGAAAATGTCAGCCCCGAAGCGATAAAAAAATATAATGCTAAACGGGCAGAGGTAAAATTATGTGCTTTGATAGATACAAATTTTATATCTATGGATTGGTACCTAACATTTACGTTCAAGGAAAAGGTTTCATTTGAAGATGCTAGGCACTGCATGCAGAATATGATAAAGCGCATGCAGAGGTTGTATAAGAAGAATGGGACCAACCTAAAATATATCTACGTAGTGGAAGGTGTGAATAGAGTACACTTTCACATGCTCATCAACAATGCATTTCCAATAACAACAGAAATGATAGAGGCCTTGTGGTCACATGGCTACGTAGATATGAGAGTGTACCATGGCAAGGCAGAAGATGCGACAGCTTTGGCAGGGTATCTTTTGAAAGAAACGAAAACAGAGAATCAGGAAAAACTGGAAGTATTCAAAAGAAGGTGGTACGCAAGTACGAACTTAGAGAAACCAAAAGAAAGTACAAGAACTTTGGCATCGAATCGGTGGCGTGATGATATTCACGTACCAGATGGATATTACTTAGATAAGGATAGTCTAGTGGAAGGAGTAAACCTAGAGGGATACCCGTATAGGTTCTATCGATTAATTAAACTTGACCCCAGGAGGAACAGATGGAAAACGTAAACCAAGTAACGATCGCAGGGTATTTAGTAAAAAGTGCTGAGTTGCGATATACAACCACGGGAAAACCAGTGGCGTCATTTGTGGTGGCCACCAATAAAAGAATTTCAGAAGAAAAACAAATAGTAGCCTATATTCCAGTGAACGCATGGAATCAAGCAGAGGAACTTGGGGCATTAGTAAAAGGTGATGCGGTGTTAGTAACTGGAGAACTTCGCACTGGATCATATGAAAAGAATGGTCGTACGATTTACACCTGGCATGTGCAAGCATCGAATGTCATGGTAGCGCCATTTGTCAATAATAAAGGAAATGGAAGCGGAAACTTTGATTCATTCGCAGATGAACGTAGAGAAGAAATACCATTCTAAGGGGGAAGTATGGGACGAAAAAAGGAACATAAGAAAGCCAAGACGTGCATCCACAGCCATGGAATGAATGAAAAAGGCATCGTACGCACTACAATGGAATGCCCACACCACATTCATAATGTAATGGTGGGCAGAATGCATGTTGTGTTGGCCACCAAATGTGATACATGCAAAAGTTATAAGCCTAAAAAGGAGTGATTAGATGATTATCAGAAAAATCTCAATTGTAGGAGAAACACAGGTCTTTGAGTATATCAAGAATAGCGATACAGGCACTCGATGTGGATATGTCATGAGGCTTAAAGAAGAAGGCAGGCAGTCCCTATATGATGCATGGGAAGACTTAGAAAAGATTATCCATAATCACCACAAAGACATTACGGGGACATCAGTATTTAAAGGAGCACATATATTACTCAGACAATTAGAATTAAAGCATATTTTAACAAAGGTGGAAGGAAAAGAGATTAGAATCCCATCGCACATTCGATTCAATGGGAAAGCAATAACAGAAGAGAAAACATTTAAATTTACAACAGATTGGATAGGAATAGACGACAATGAATTAGAAGCAGTTCAAACTATGATCCTTGAAACGATTGAGTACATTAAAGGTCGAAGGGCACAAGAGCAGCTATTTGAAGATGTCAATTAGGAGATATGATGAAAAAAAATAAAGACGGCTTGAAACCTTGTCCATTTTGCAACAATAAGGGAGTTCGCACAGTGGTCGGAGTAGGCACAGGCACGAAGCATAACATGGTGGTATGTGACTTGTGTGGAGTAACGGTATCCTTCGAAGATAGCCCGCAATATTTACAAATGGTTAAAGCATGGAATAGAAGATAGGAGCAGTATTAATGAACTTGCCAATGTTCAGTTATTTATGGAATAAACACTGTAGTGAGTTATTCAATGATGTAGAAATGTCAGAAGATGAAGCCAAAATAGTGGCTGACGTAATCATTGAAAGTTATGGCGAAATTTTACGAAGAATAAGGGAGAATCAACATGCAAAGGAAATGCCAGGGATGTAATAAGGTATTCACACCGCCTAACTATTCGATGATGCGGTGCAGATTATGTGCAAAAGGTGTTGGATATCCAAAGAAATTAAGTGAAGCGGAAATAGAAGAACGAAAAGAAAAGCATAAGAAACTGATAGAAAAGAAAGAAAAAGAAAAAAGGGCATATACCTTACGTGCTCCAAAAGAGAAAAAGACCCAAAAAAAATGTGTTATTTGCGGAAAGGATTACATGGCAGCAAGTAATTCAGGGAGATATTGCTCACAAGAATGTAAACAAGAAGGTAAGCGCCAATACTGCATAAAATATAACGAGAAAAGAAGAAATGAAAGGAAGCGAAAAAATGGAAATAGAAAAGAAAAACATGTATAAGGAAGTCAAAGAGGATATGGTGAATAGTCCGAAACACTATAAATTACGTGGCTTAGACATTGAATCAGTTGATGTAATTAAAGCAACCTTAACACCAGAAGAGTTTGAAGGATGGTTAAAAGGGAACGCAATGAAGTATCTACACCGCTTGGGTAAAAAAGATGATGCGGTACAAGATGCAAAAAAAGCGATGAAGTATTTGGAGTGGCTAGTTAAGGAGATGGACGAATGAAAATACTATTGACAACGATGGTGAAAGCAACGATAAGAGAATATAAAAATAAACAATTTGACTGGGTTATTCGTATGTCATTTCATGTATTGGATTCTATGAAGGGGGAAATTAAGCACATACAATTCCCACCAAATTACTGTCTACAGTATAGAGATTCGAACGTGGTAGACATAGCAGACTTATCAGCGACGACATCAAAATTACGTATAGAAATAGAAGCGGCGAAAGCAGTATTACTTGACATATTAGATTCAGAACGGTTCCAAATAGATAATGATATGCGTATCGCCGGTGTGGTGTGCTTACTAGAGCAAGTAGAAGCAGAACTCACTAGTTCTGAAAGTTTGCAACGAGATATTCTAGTGGAACCGGAAGACTTTATGGATGGATTATCGGCTTGTATAAAGCTATTAAAGTTACATCTTGAATTGTTTACAGTAAGCGACAGGGATATAGAATAATGGCGATTAAATATTTAAATAATCAAAATAAGAGACGACTGCTTATGCTGCGCTGTATGTCATCTGAGTGTAAAGGGATTGTCGAATCTCTGTTGCAATAAAAGATATCACAATCTTAAAAGGAGGAAAAATGAAAGTAAAAATTCAGAGAACACATCAAAATGGTAGAATCCCTACATATGCAACTGATGGAGCAGGGGCGTTTGACTTCTACAGTGCAGAGGAAGTAGATATTAAAGGATTAGAAGTAATGGCAATCGATTTAGGAGTAGCCTTAGAAGTGCCAGAGGGGCATGTAATGTTACTCTTTCCTCGTTCAAGTATAGGAAAAAATACACCTTTGCGAATGGCCAATAGCGTGGGAGTAATTGACAGTGATTACAGAGGTACTATTCATGCACTATATGAAAACAATGATATTTGCCCTACACTGATTAAAAAAGGCGACAGAATCGCCCAAGGAATCATATTACCAATTCCTAAGATAGAGTTTGAAGAGGTGAAATTATTATCTGGAACAAAACGTGGTCATGGTAGGTTTGGAAGTACTGGAGTATAAAAATGACGGAAGAAGAAATTAAACAAGCAAAAGAGGAACTCAATGAACTCACATTGACGATGGAATACTGGCAAGGTAAACATGATAAGAAGTTCAAGGTGTTAATGGATAAAGCATGGGATTTATTGGTAAAACTAAGACCAGTGATAAGTGAATATGAATATTGGGAACTATATGATTATTATGGTCAAGCAATAACATGGGATTGATTGAATGAAGCTGAAATATTTAAACAAGCAAAACAAAACCCATCTATTGATACTAGCACTAATGGCTAGTGAAACAAGAAACATAAGTGAAAGCCTAAAGTTAGATGGGGCACAAAAGCAAAAGGCATCGACAATTAGCACACATGCCAACACGCTATTTGGTGAAATCATGGAGAGTTTAGATGATAACCAAAGGGCACAGATGTTACGATTGATTCGTGATAAAACTATAGAGGTTGTACCATCGAATATATTCACACGAAAAGATAAGGAAAGTGAAGAAGATGAATGGGTTAGCACATTAGCGCAAAAGGCATTTGAAGCGAACTGCATCAAGTGCGAACGGAAAGACCATAACTCATGTGAACTAAAGAGTGCATTAATTAATATGTCAGTACCCATGGTACATGAAGATACCGAGGATTGCCCTTACAGAGTTCTATATGATGCGGAAGGCAAATTCATTAGAGATTAAAGAAGAAGGCGAGGTGAAATGTTGACTATACAGGAAATGCTGACAAAGATTAAAAATTTAAACAGAGATATCGATTATGTGTATAAACAACTGCAACAAATGAAAGCACAGATAGATGGTTTACGCGCCACGGATTATTCAGCATGTCATGTCGACGGTGGAATGCCAACAGATATTGCAGATAGAATCCATAGAATAGAAAACAGACGATTAGAATTAATCGCCTTACAAAAAGAACTGTATGAGTTTTTAGAAACCATCAACGATATTTTAGACGGTATGCCAGATCAAACTTATGCTATAGTAATACGTCAACGGTATTTATTTCACGAAAACTGGCGAGACATCGCTAGCATGATAGGAGTTAGCCGTGAGTGGTTAAGAAAAAAAATTCATCCTATTGCTGTAAAAAATTTTGAAGCAGAGTTGGCAAGAGTTGGCTTTGTTGGCAAAATGAAATGATATAATGGTAGTGTAAAGGTTTAATAATCAACCTACTTTCATAAAAACATAAGAACCACAAAAAATGACATCAAATGCTGCGATGTCATTTTTTGTTTAAAGGGACATCATTGGATGTCCTTTTTATTTTAAAGAAAGAAGGTGAGTATATGACAGATGTGCACTGCAATAAAAAACAATGCTTAAATAATTGTAAAGGTTGGTGTAAAGCCAAGGCCATACACATTGACGGTATGTGTAGGTCATATGCTCCTGCATCGTCATTAATCAACAAGAAGAACACAAACATAGTGAAGCGGTCGGGGCGATATAAACAAGGACCAAGCGATGTATTGAAATAAGGGTAGGCTTTAAAAAAGGGGTATGCTTATAAAAATGAGCGAGGGTATTTTTAAAAACTTTTATAACTCCAGGCGTTGGAGACGATGTGCAAAAGCCTATGCACAATCAAAGCTATATATATGCGAACGGTGTGGGGGATATAAAACAGGAACTAAGGACGATGGCACACGGCAACGATGGGTAGTGCACCATAAAAAACCAATGGATGCCGTGACGATACAAGATGATAACCTTGCTTACGGTTGGGATAACCTTATGTTCTTATGCATCGAATGCCACAATGCTATCCATCATGAGATGGAGACCTACAGCAAGCACCAAGCATTGACTAGTGGTGCTAAGTTACTACGAGGACGTAGACGTGAGGTTTCATTTGATGAGAACGGTGATGTCATAGTGGTACAAGATATTGATAACACTGATGAGAATACCCCCCCATAAAGCAGCCTAAATAATCAAAAACTGCACACCGGGGCCGCAGATTCGTAGAACATACAGGCCTCGCACGTGAGGGGTGTAGTTAACAATAGCAAGAAAGGAGCGTGAGAAGGTTGACAAACGATGAAAAGGCTAAGGCAAAAAAGAAGAGAATCTCTGAATATAACAAGATTTTCAAAGATTTATCACTGGAAAAAAAGAAGTTAATAAAAAAAGCCATTGAACAAGCCGTACACATGGAAGTTCAACTGGATGAGCTCCAAACAGCACTAGAAAAAGTCGGATTTGTTGAAGAATATCAAAACGGTAACAATCAATATGGCAAAAAAGAGAGCACAGAGTCAAAGGCTTACAATCAGTTAATGAAGAATTACACAGCAGTAGTAAAAATTCTACTCGCTGAATTACCACGTACCACACCAGTCGATGAAGATGATGAATTTAAAGAGTTCTTAAAGCGGGTGAGCAATCGATGAACCCTATTAGAGAATACTACAACGCTATCGTAGATGGTGAGGTAGTCACATCGGATCGTGTGAGACGTGTGTATAAGCATTTAGTAGAAAAGCTAGAGAGCCCAGGGCAATATATTTATGATAAAGACCGTGCAGCGCTTGCAGTCGATTTTATAGAAATGTTCTGTAAACACTCTAAAGGCAAATGGTCGGGTAAGCCAGTCATATTGGAACTATGGCAAAAGGCATTAGTCAGTGCTTTATTTGGTTTTATAGATAAAGATACAAAGCTTCGTGAATACACGGAGCTTATTTTGATTGTGGCTCGTAAAAATGGAAAGTCTACGTTATCTGCTGCGATTGGCTTATATTTGCTGATAGCTGATGGTGAAATGGGTGCCGAAATCTACAGCGCTGCTACTAAGCGTGACCAAGCCAAAATCATATGGGAAGAATCAGCCAATATGATTAAAAAATCTAAATCATTGAGTCGAGTTTGTAGTATTCGTGTAAACAAAATAATCAGTAGCACCAATGAAGGAAAGTTCATACCACTATCTTCAGAATCGAATAGCCTTGATGGATTGAACGTACACGGCGCCCTAATTGATGAGTTGCACGCCATCACCGATAAAAATTTATATGATGTTATCGTGGACGGAATGAGTGCCAGGGAACAACCATTGACGGTGATTACATCAACGGCAGGGACGGTGCGTGAAAATATCTACGATATCAAATATGACGAAGCATGCCAAGTAGTCGATGGTTATGATGACCCAGAAGGATACCAAAATGAAAGAATTTTACCAATTGTTTACGAGTTAGACCAACGGAAAGAATGGACTGACCCAAGTTGTTGGCAAAAGGCGAACCCTGGACTAGGCACAATCAAAAAGATTGAGCAATTGGCAGATAAGGTCAAGACGGCACAGAACAATCCTATCTACGTCACAAACCTTTTGACCAAGGATTTTAACGTAAGAGAAACATCAAGTGAAGCATTCCTTACATTCGAACAACTTAACAATACCAGTGAATTTGATATATCCATACTAAAACCACGGTATGGCATTGGTGGAATTGACTTATCAGCTACCACTGACCTTACATGTGCCACTATGCTATTCATGGTACCTAATGATCCCGTGAAATACGTCAAGCAAATGTATTGGATACCAGAAGAGGTATTTGATAAGAGAGTAGCAGAAGATAAGGTGCCATACGATATTTGGTATAAACGTGGATTCATTCGCAAGTCACCAGGTAATAGAATCGATTACCGATTGATTGTGGATTGGTTTACAGAGCTACAACAAGAAGATGACATCTACTTGTATAAATGTGGCTATGACGGATGGAGCGCTGCGTATTTCGTAGAAGATATGAAAAACGAGTTCGGACGTTCCGTTATGGAAGCGGTTATACAAGGTAAAAAAACGCTTAGCGGGCCCATGAAGGCACTTGGAGCAGAGTTAGAGGGTAATCGTATTAACTATGGTAATAATCCTGTTCTAAAGTGGTGTATGGCTAACGTAGAGATAGACATAGACCGCAATGGGAATATACAGCCGGTTAAATCGATTCATGCAAAAAAACGCATAGATGGTTTCGCATCGCTGTTAAATGCCTACGTGCAATATGAACGTTGCCAAGAGGATTATCACAATATCATATAAAGGAGGTGAAACAGTGAATTTTAGAGGGTTATTCAATAAAATATTTGGATATTTTACAGATGAGCCAAGAAGTATACAGAATGCAGAATTTTTGGACGGCTATACAAACGTATTTACACCGTTTCATGGTGTGCCATATGATGATGCGACGTTTAGAGACTGCACAGACTCAATCGCAAGACATTTAGGAAAAATGAAACTAAAGCATGTACGGAAAACTGTGAATGGAACGATAGAGGGCAATACAGAATTAAATTATTTGCTATCTACGAGACCAAATCCGATGATGACGGCTACAGAGTTTTTAGAAAAGGTTGTGGCGCAGTACTACAACTACAATAATGCATTCATATACATAAAACGTGATGTAAATGGCATGGTATTAGGAATGTATCCTATTGATTTTGGAAGTGTAGAGATAAAGGCAGATAGTAATGATGACTTGTATGTAAAATTCCAATTCCTAAACGGAAAGAATGTAACTGTACGATATGATGCGGTGATTCATATCAAACGGCATTTCTCCACACACCAATTATTTGGTGAAGATAATTCCAAGGCTATCAAGGAAGATTTAGACATGCTACATGCGGTAAAGTCATCTATCATAAATTCTGTAAAAAATGGTAGTGCACTTCGAGGGATCATCAACTTTGAAGGCACATTGCGGGAAGACGATCAAGAAAAAGCATGGAAGCGGTTCACGGAAACCTATGCCAGTAGCAAGAATGGGTCGGGCATTGCCACATTAGATAATAAAGCGAGCTTTCAACAGCTAACTACGACCATTAGCACATTTAATAAGGGGCAAATGGATTTTGCTAGAGACACTGTATATAAGCATTTTGGCATCAACGAAAAAATTATCACAGGTAATTATACGGAAGATGAGTACATTGCGTTTTATGAATCAGTTTTAGAGCCAATCGCCATTAAGCTAACGCAGGAATTTACAGAAAAGCTATTCACTAGCCGTGAAAAAGGTCATGGCAATGAAATTATCATGGAAAGTAATCGACTTTCCTACATGAGCGTAGCCAGTCGTATCAAGGTATGTGAAACATTGTTACCAACAGGGGCAATTACAGTCAATGAAATTCGTGAAATCTTTGGTTACGAAGGAGTGGAAGGTGGAGATGATAGGCTTGTTAGCTTGAACTTCACAAAATATTCAGACTTAACACAGTACCAATTAGATGAGGAGAAAGGAGGTGAAGGGAATGAAGAAAAAAGAGTTCCGAATGATGGAGATTCGAGCAATGCCACTGAATCAGGCGGAAGAGACTCAAACGAGAACGATTGAGGGATATGCTGCCGTATTTGATGAAGAAGCTATTATGTATATATCAGACTACACGGGATATACCTACAAAGAAGTTATTTCACGTGGAGCCTTTGATAATACAGACTTTAGCCATTGTGTATTGAATTACAATCATGGTGGAATGATGATGGCGAGAACACAAAGTGGTACATTACGACTTACTACGGATAGTAGAGGGTTAAAGGTAGAAGCTGATATGGCGAATACCTCGAATGGAAACGATGTGTATGAACTCATCAAGCGTGGAGATTTGTCAAAGATGTCATTTGCATTCACTGTGGCAAAAGAATCAGAAACAATAGATAGAGAAAATAAAATCTACACACGATACATAGAGAAAGTAGATAGTGTATATGATGTATCTATTGTTGACCATCCTGCTTATAATGGAACTATGGTCGCATCCAGGAATCAGCAAGCCAATGATTGGGCTCATGAAAAAGAACAACGGAAACGATTATTATTGAAGTTACGAACGATGTAGAAAGGAAGCACTATGAGATTAGAAGCTATTTTAAAACGTAAAAAAGAAATTCGTGCATTATTAGAAGATACAGAGCAACGCAACTTGGATCTCGATGCATTAGAAAAAGAATTAGGGGAATTGGAGAAAGAAGAAACAGAACTTCGCCGCCGCATGGAAATCTTGGAAAAAGTACCACAAGGAACAAAAGATGTAGAAAAACCAAAACAAGAAGAACGTGAATCGGTAGATATCTATGATTCTGTAGAATATCGTAATGCATTCATGCACTATGTTGTTAAAGGTACACCAATTCCACAAGAATATCGTACTAATCAAAATACATTAACAACAGATATTGGTGCCGTGATTCCACCTACAACAATGAATAAAATCATTGAAAAGATGGAAAGCGTTGGTATGGTATTACCATTGGTAACGAATACCTCCTTTAAATCTGGGTTAGCAATTCCTACATCTAATGTAGTACCAGTGGCAACCTGGGTGAATGAGGGTCAAGGTTCTGATCGTCAAAAACAAGCACCAGTAGGTAATGTAACGTTCAGTCATTTCAAATTACAGTGCCGTGTATCTGTATCCTTGGAAACATCTGTGATGGCATTATCTGCATTTGAATCCATGTTGACGGCGAACATTGCAAAAGCAATGGTGAAATCTATTGAAACAGCTATCATTAATGGTACTGGTGTAGGTCAACCTACAGGTATTTTAAAAGAAGCTGCTGAAGGTAAAAAAGTAGATGTCAAAGCTTTTGATTATGCGACATTAGTAAAAGCGGAAGGTGAATTACCAGAAGAATACGAGCAAGGTGCTATTTGGGTAATGTCTAAGAAAACATTCATGGAAATTGCAGCCATGGTGGATACAACAGGTCAACCAATTGCACGTACAAACTTTGGAATCGGTGGAAAGGTAGAACGAACTATCTTAGGTCGTACTGTGTTATTGGTTCCGTACTTGAAGAACTTTGATGTGGCACAGGCTGGAGATATTGTTGCATTCATGTTCCGTTTTGAAGACTACGTATTAAATACAAACTATCAAGTAGGAATTAAAACGTATGAAGATAATGAAACGGACGACATCGTACGTAAATCCACAATGATTTGCGACGGTAAGCCAGTTCAGTATCATTCCTTGGTTAAGTTAGCTAAGAAAGGTTAGGTCTTTAGATGGTTATTCTTGAAGATTTAAAATTGTTTTTGCGAATTGATGAAGACATCACAGATGACGATCAATATCTGGAAGAATCAATTATAGCAGCGACAATTTATATTGAACAAATGACAGGAAAACCATATAAGAAGGATCCATTGTACGATAGAGCCATCACATATATGGTGGCTCACTGGTATGAAAATAGAGATATTAACTCGACGAAAACTTTCGTACATGATTTACCATACACCCTAACACCTATCATTCAACATATTGCACTTTCACAAGCCTATTTTACAGCTAAGGAAATAGAGGATATGAAGAATAAAGCAGACGAGGTGAATACTCATGCTTAACATGGATGGAATTGGACGATTAAATAAGCAAGTAGAAGTATTCCAATACAAGGACGAAAAGAAGGATGGCATTACTAAGCAAATCTTGGTAAAAGCCATCCCTAATCGTATATGGGCGAGAATTGAACCATTACGTGGACGTCAATATATGGAAGTATACAAAGAAAAGCTAGAAGAAGTCCATAAAATTACCATACGATATCGTAAGGGGATTACGGCAGGGATGTTGATTAAGTACCAAGACACCACATATAAAATTAACACAGTGGTTGACCCCTATATGGGTCATGTGAAACTCGAACTCATGTGTAGCATTCATACAGCAGGTAAAAAGAAATGAAGATAGAAGAGTTTATTTCTAAAATGGATTCTTTCATCAAAGAATACCCAGAAGAATCAAAGAAGGCTTTGCGAAAAGAAGCAAATGCTATGCGCAAGGAGTTAGTAGATGCATCACCAGTGGGGCGTGGAAAGAAAAAGAAAATTTCTAAAAGCTGGAAGGTGAGCATGAAAGGATCCACAGATACCACGCAAGAGGCAACGATACGCAATACATCACCGCACTATCATTTGGTAGAACGTGGTCATGTCATGCGCCACCCATCGGGGAAGGTATTAGGATATAAGCAAGGAACCTATTTCTTTAAAAATACTGTAGATAAAAGACAAGATAGTTTCACAGAGAATATTGCTGATAATCTGTTTAAGCAATTGAAAGGAAAATTATAATGCCTAAACGAGTATCACAAGTAAAATTGTGGAAGAGTATAGTGATTATGATAGAGGATGCGTTTGATAATAAGGTGTATTCCGATGAAGTACGAGAAGACTTTGAAAAGCCGTGCTTTTTTATAAAATCGCTCATGCATTCACAATTACAGAATAAATTTTATATTAAAAGAAACCTATCGATCATATGCACGTACTTTCCTGATGAAGAAAACAAAAATGAAGAACACTATATGGAGATGACTGACCGATTCTTACTATTATTCCAACGAGGGATAAGCGTAGAGGATAGGCATTTTGATATCACAGATATTCACGGAGATAGAATTGGTGAGGATGAGGATATCATGCAATTCACAATGGAAATCACCTATATGGATACAACTGGAGTTCTTGAAGAAAAAGCAGAGAATGGAGAATCAATGGATACCGTTCAAGTACGATATGAAGTAGAAACTGAGGAGGGAAGAAAATGGCAAAATTAGGAATGCCTAGTGTAGTTGTCAAATTTGTGGAAGCGGGAATTGAGGCAATCCAACGTTCACAACGTGGTATTGTTGGTTTAATTCTTGAGGATACAAAAATATCTATCACTAAATTAGGGCAGAAGACAGATCAACATGAAGCCTTGAAGAATCCATTCACCGTATATACAGTGGATGATATTCCAGGTGAATTAAGTGAAAAAAACAAAGATTACATTTTGAAAGCATTAAAAGGATACAACAAGCCTCCATTGAAAATTGTTGTATATATGATGGAAACTGTACAAGGTGGTGGCGCAGATAAATTCCAAGACCCATTAAAAGCAATGCTTACGGAACGATTCGATTATTTGGCAATTCCAACTATCGAAACAGCTCAGTTAGAATACTTAGGAACATGGGTTAAAACAGCACGAGAAAACAAATTTAAAAAGATTAAAGTAGTATTACCAAATCACCCTGGAGATTATGAAGGGGTCGTAAACTTTGCTAACACAAAAGTGGTAACAGCTGACAGAGAGTATAAGCCAGCAGAATATACGGCACGCATTGCGGGTTTAATTGCTGGAACCAATATGACACAATCAGCAACCTACGCACCATTAAATGAAGTCATTGATTGTGATCGTTACACACAAGACGAAATGAACCAAATGGTCAATGAGGGTAAATTCTTTATTTGGTTTGACGGTGAGAAATTTAAAATGAGCCGTGCCGTTAATTCTTTAGTGACTACGAGCCAAGGCAAGTTAGAAGGATTCCAAACGATGAAAATCGTAGACATCATGGACATGATGTACGATGACATTAAGAAGACAGCAGAAGATTCATACATTGGCAAATACACCAACGATTATGAAAACAAATGCTTATTGATTTCTGCAATTATGGGATACTTTAAGCAACTAGAAAATGAACGATTACTTCAAAAAGGAAACAGCACATGTGAAATTGATACGGAAGCGGTTCGCACATATCAATTATCCCATGGCTTGTATACTAAAGAAGAATTGGCGAAAATGTCAGATGATGAAGTGAAACGATTGGATACGAAGAAAATTGTATTCTTAAAAGCAAAAGTAAGACCATTAGATGCAATGGAAGATATTCAATTGCCTATTTCTATTTAATAAGGAGGGACTATGAAGAATTTTGCGCCACAACAGGTCATGACAGGTTCCCATGGCCAAGTTTGGATTGACGGGGATTTGGTAGCGGAAGTAACAGCATTTAAAGCTACCATAAAGTTATCAAAAGAAGAAGTAAAAAAAGCTAAAACAATGTCTAAGCAGTACAAATATGTGGGATATGAAGGAACTGGAAACATTACCATGAATAAAGTTTCTTCCCTATTAATTAAAAAATGTGCTGAAAATATTAAAAAAGGGCGTGCCACAGTGTGCCACGTAGTAGCACAGGTAGACGACCCAGATGCAGTTGGAGTAGAAACAGTTAGTATTTATGATGTGACATTTGATTCCCTCACATTAGCTAACTGGAAAGTAGGTAGCATTATTGAGGAATCCGTAGATTTCACATTCACAGATTTTGAAGTAATTGATATGGCGTTAGGAGAATAGACATGAGCTTATTAGAAAAATTATTATCTGCAGATATTGGAGTTATCACAACAGAAGCAAAGGCAGAATTAGAGGTGCCACGTTTAACACAATTATTGGGCGAACCATTTATTGTCGAATTAAAAGAATTACCATTCCAACAAATTGAGGAAGCGCGTAATTTTGCGACTACTGGTAAGGGAAAACATAAAGTGGTAGATAATGGAGAGTTCACATGTATCGTATTATCTAAAACGATTTTGACACCAGATTTAAGTGACCGTGATTTACACCAAAAATTTGGAGTTACCAATAAGTTGGACTGCATCAAAAAGTTATTCAAGCCAGGCGAGATTGACTTATTGGCAACAAAAGTATTTGAGTTATCTGGCTACAGTGATGAAGCGGTCAAGGATATTGTTGAAGAAGCAAAAAACGAATAACATCCGATGGTGATATGAACTTGGCATTTTATTTATTTGCCAATCATCATATGAAACCGTCGGATGTATTTAAAATGGGGCATGGGGAAAAAACAATTCTTCGTGCCTTTGTTGATGAAGAAATCC